GGTAATTATTTCTGTCAGACAGATACTCCGCCGCATCATCTTCAGAATCATATCTGAAAGAAATGCCTTTTTCATCCCGCATCTTTATCACAAGCTGCCGCGATGTCAATTTTGGTTTGTCCGTTTTGTTGCTCAATAATACCAACCCCTCATTTTCTTTGCTATAGTTATACCTCATACCGCTTGGCTTTTCAATCATTTCAAAGAAAACTCGTGACTGCCGTAAACAAAAAAAGCCCCCGTCTACGCCACCTCGCCGCTGTGTCTCTGATCACGCTTACCATGATCTCTTACACAGTTGCGAAGCTGCATAGACGGGGTAAAGAAGCTTCACACTTGCACCCTGACCTCAACTCCAGCCTTGAATTTCACTACCAGATGCTTTACCTTCACAGTAATGCTCCGGATGTACCTTTTGACCAGATCTTCAGAGTAGAAAGATGTATCTACCGGTATCCTGTCCGTCCGGTCATAGAAATCTGTCAGATCGTAACAGGCCGCACTGTGATCACAGGGGGCATTCTCTTTAGAGCCAGTCTCTCCAATACTGCTCTGATCATCCGTCTCTCCCTCCGTCACCATTCTGACCGAGCAGCTCTCTTCAATATCAGTGGGAGCTGCTTCACCATCAATCACCTTCAGCAGGCTCCGGATCTGAACTTCCTGTACCGCAAGCTCTGCTTTATCCATAAGCCTTGCTTCCCTCTGGAATTCCAGATCATCCAGTTCGTTTTTGATGTGCTCGATTGCTGCCTCCGCGCTGACATCTTCCTCTTCATTTGTGTACAGGAAGATCGTCCGCTGATCGAGCCGACCGGTTTCTGCGTAGTCGCTGATGATGCCTTCAAGCACACCCTTCCTCTCCTCAATCGCGTCAAGCTCACTGCTGATCGTCTCCAGCGGTCCCCACTCAATTCTCTCCTGCATCCGGATCAAATCTTCCCGGCAGTCAGACAGGCGGCTGAAAGCTTCTACCACCGCTTCTTTGACCGCCTTCTCTTTTACAGCCCTGCCTGTGCAATACTTTTTCCTGCTCTGATGCCTGCAGCGCCAGACCGTTTCTTCGTATGGGGAGGAGCATCGTCGGTAAGTACTCTTGCAGTCACCGCAAAGGATTTTTCCGTTCAGGGCAAGGTGTAGGGTAGGACGTCCGGATCCTGCTTCCTTCTCCTGCTCCCTCCGCATCAGTTCCCCCTGGACTCTCATGAAGACTTCTTTTGGCACGATGGGAGGATGCGCATTTTCCACGTAGTACTGGGGGAACTCTCCGCAGTTCCTGGCCTTTTCCTTCGTCAGGAAGTCGACCGTGTAGGTCTTCTGTAGGAGCAGGTCTCCCATGAACTTCTCATTTTTCAGCATGGAAATGATCGTGCTGTGGTACCAGCGTTCTTTCCCTGTAGGGCTTTTGACACCGGCGGTTTCGAGCATTTCCTTAATCTCCCCGATGCTGTAGCCCTCAAGGAAGTCCCTGAAAATCTGACGGACCGTATCAGCCTCTTCCGGGACGATAGAGAGTTCTATGTCTCCCCGCTCTTTGGTGTAACCGAGAAATGTCGTATGGTTGAGCATGGGCTTGCCACGCTGAAACCCGTACTGCAGACCGATTCTTACATTTTTACTGATTGATTCCGACTCCTGCTGCGCCAGTGATGAGAGCAAGGTGATCATCAGCTCCCCGGACGATTCCATGGTGTTGCAATTCTCTTTTTCGAAGATCACAGGGATACCGAGGGCCTTGAGCTTCCTGATATTCTGGAGGCTATCGAGGGTATTTCTCGCCCATCTGCTGACGCTCTTTGTGATGACCAGGTCGATCTCATGGTTCTCACAGGCTTTGATCATGGCGAGGAACTGTTCCCTCTTTGCCGTTCCGGTCCCGCTGATCGCTTCGTCAGCGAAGATGCCGCCAAGCTCCCATCCTTCATGGTTCATGATGTAATCGGTGTAGTGGACAACCTGTGCCTCATAACTGGTTTCCTGGTTTTCATCGGTGCTTACTCTGCAATATGCCGCAACGCGCAGCTTCGGCTTCAAGGCTGATGTTCCGATGGTGTCCGGCTGTCTCGCCGGTATGATTCTTACTGCCATGTAGGCCTCCTTTCGCCTGGTGCATCCTTGTGAAACTTCTGGTCTGAGGAATGCAGCCTTATCTCGTCTGATTCTCTTCTCATCTCAGCAATTTCCGCTGCCGCAGCGGTCTCCCTGCCGTCAGAGGATTCTCTGATCATTCTGTAAAGGTGTGATGCGATATCCGCTGCCCCTGTGATCACAGTACTCACATCATCTGACAAGAACACGAATCTGCTCCTCACCGGAATCGGGTCAGAAGGTTTTGTGGTCGCAGGGTGCGTCCGCCTTGCCCGCTCCTCCTGCACAGAATGAAAAACCTCCGCTGTCATGAGCGGAGGAAAGACGTCTGTGCCGAAGTAGGTTTCGTTTTTCAGAAGCTGGTTAAGAGTTGATTCACTGAGCGGTATCTCGCTTGCCTTCTTTGATTCCTTCACAGACAGGCCGCTGAGATATAACTCTACGAATCTGCCGATCTTCGCAGCCTCCTCAGTGTCGGCAACGATGCTGCCTTTTTCAATTCTGTACCCGTATGGTATCTGTGCCATAGATCCTGCCTCCCTTCTACTGCTCATCGCTGCGGCTGAGCATCTCCATCAGTTCCAGCCCGCATTTCAGATGGAACGTGACCGACTCTCCTGTAATCACAGTGGCATGATCAGCGATTTCTGTGAAGATCTGATCTGTGTCCGTCGTTCGCCCGGATTTCCAGGTACTCACAACCCTCTTCAGATCTTTCGCCTCCCGCATCCGTAGGCTCTCCCCGCTGATCCGCTCCACCTCTTTTTGTAGTGCAGTCTCCCCCGTTTCCAGCGCAGCGATCCGCTCCCGGAATAAAACAGGCTCACCACATCCCTTTTGCAGGAGAAGCGTGAGCCGATCTTTTTCTTCGTGTATGGATTTTTCTTTTTCCCTGATCGCCGCCGCTTCCGGGCCGGCTGTTTCTGCCTCCTCAGCAGTCAGCAGTTCGATGTACAGATCAGCCAGCGGCATGAAGGCCAGCTTGTTCAGCATGGTGGCAAACGCATTTTTGATGCCCTGCTCCTGCTCCCGTCTCATGGTGCAGGACTGCGGGTCTGCTGTATGGGCACTGCATCCCCAGAAATGGCGTTTGCTGCCAGCGGCCTTGCCTGTGATTCTTTTCATCCTGCTTCCACAGCATCCGCAGACCAGTCTGCCGTATCGCGGGAAAAGCGGGAAATCGACTTTGTCAAAACCAGGTCGATCCGGTGGTTCTCGCAGTCGGCAATCAGGCGCTGCAACTCCGGCCTGGATTCTGTTTTTGTTCCTGTCACCCCTGCTTCCCAGTATATGCCGGAGAAGATCCAGTCAGGATTCGACCGGATGTAATCTTCATAGTGCTGGCGTTGGGATGTCATTGAGGTGCGCTGTGTGTCGCTGCCTGTAGAAACCCTGCAATATCCTGCAACGCGGAGTTTTGCGGCTGCGGTAGCTGCGGTTTCGATCACGGTCGTTTTCGTTGTTTCCGGGATCACAGCGGATATGGGCTTTGGAGAAGATATGTCTGCAAGAAGAGATGAAGTTCTTGCATGTGATCTTTTCTGTGTCCTCGCCGCTTTCCGCTCCCGGTCCCTGGCAGACAATACCGGCCGGACTTTTACTGTTTTTTCCATTCCGATTTTTCTCCTTTCCGGCAGGTGTAAGGCTGCCTTTTTCACCGTAGGATCGACTCCCCGGCGTACGTGGATATTACCTCTGTGTTGGCTGGATAGCAAGTTATAATAATAGGTAGAAGGGCAGATTCTCGGCATAAAACCAACAATCTTTCAGCCTCGTCTCTGCCACTTCTCTGGTGGTTTTCGCCACTTCTTTCTGGAGGATGCCGCCACCTCTCCAGCAGATCTGAGGAACGATATCTGCCCCACAATGCAAAGTAGTGAAAAGACATGAACACAGAAAAAGGCCGCCTGCGCAACCCTTCTCTGTAATTCTGTATTTGTCATGATTGCAGGAATAGTGTGCTCACACGGTAGCCATTTCCGCCTCCCTCGCTTTCTTCCGGATCCAGTACCTCTTCTGTCTTGCGTTCTTCATTTCCCGCTGACGTTTTGCGTAGTCAGTCTCCACCATCGTCCGGATGATCGTTCCGTGGTAGTCTTCATACTCCCCGATGCACATAGGATTCTTCAGGCTGTAGTTGGCGTAAATCCGGATCAGCTGGCGTCTGATTGCTACTCCGAAGTAGGTGGAGAACCGGGCTATGGAAGGGTTGTAATTCTCCTTTTGGATGATCTGCCACGCTGTGATCATGCCCTCCTGGATAAAATCGTCGGTGCTGTAATAATCCATCTTGCCCCTGTACATCTCTGCCTCATGCAGGGTGACCGGTCGGAGGTTCTGGAAAAGCTGACCGTAGGCATCTTCCTCCCCGTTCCGAATCATGGTTACCAGTTCTTCGTTTGTGTAAATGCTGTAGTCTTTCATGGTGCGCTCCTTATCTGCCAGGCTTCTGGCTCTGCTTTTTCTGAGTGATGTTTTGCACCGTTCGCGGTGGTTCCGCGCGGCGTAGTGTATTTATCACTCAGGTCAGCCGGATAGTCCACGCCTGTCCAAACGAATTACAGCACAAAGATGAAGGAGCGGATTTGTGTACATGTAACAATCAGCAACGGCAAGCAGATGAGGAGGGAGAATCCCCCTTTTCTCCTCTCCCCATCTTTACTTTGCCGTGCTATACTGGGGTCACATCAGATCGATCAGCCCTGCGCCGCAGTGCCTTTCATCTTCAGGATCTGAACAGCCTCAGGCAGAACAAGCTTGCCATCGACGCGTTCTTTCGCGACAAATGCGACCTGGCCGACACCGGCGTAGAGTTCGTGGAGGGCGGCGAAAGATCTCGCTCCACGGTCACCGATGTTGTAGTAGGAAAGGTCGCCAAATGCCATCACGGGCTGCCCTGCGGCGATTCCAGGTACAAACTGAGATGTGTGCACAGGATAGCCGAGCAGGCGGTCCGGCTCACCGGCACTCAGTGCGGGCTGCCAGAGATAGCCGTTATCGTTCTTCAGCTTGCGGATTGCTGCGAGGGTGGAATCAGAGGTCACAAACACAGCGTTTGTACGGTACTGGCGCTTCAGCTTGTAAACAAGGTCGATCACCTCATCCGCAGTGATGCTGTTTCCTGCCGTAGTCACACCGATCTGACCGCCCTTGGTGGCATGGAAGATTCCTGTCGGCTTGAAGGATCCATCCCCGATCAGGAACGCTTCTTCCTCCGCGTTGGCGATCGCCTTACCGAAAGCATTGATCAGGAAGGATTCCAGATCATAGGCGCTGTCTGCCAGAAGCTCCTCACTGACTTTGACAGCGACAGAGAGCTTGTACGCATCGAGGATCACCTGATCGAAGGTGGCGTCACCGAAGACCAGCTCACCGTTCTCTTCCACCCAGGAGGCGGCGGGTTTGCTGGCAGCGACATTGATCTTACGCTCTCCGCTGGTCTGGATCACAGTGGCAAGGGAACGGATCACATTCTCCTGCTCCAGGGCTTCGATCAGACGCTCATCGTACTCAGTCGGGACAAGGTACCCGCCGGAAGCATCCGTGCCTTCCATCAGGACGTTGCTGACGTTGCGGAAGTTGGAGCGGAGTGCCGTGAGCATAGCTTTCTTATATTCGTCAGACGCACGTCCGGTCTTGATGTCGGTAGAGACACCGGGACGGTTGATCAGCGGGGAACCGACAGGTTTCGCCATCTCAGCATCCAGTGCTTCGCGGCGCTCCAGGCGGGCGATTTCAGCTCCCAGATTCACAACATCTGCTTCCATGCGGTCATAGGTCGCAGCGTCCTCTGCGCTCAGAGTTCCGTTCTCGGTCTGGTGGGTGTCGAGGAAGTTCTTTGCAGCTTCCCATGCCTTTGCGCGGTTTTCACGCAGTTCGTTGATTCTAAGCATAATGCCTTCTTTCTCCCAGGAGATATGTGCCTGGGTCACAAGTATTATTGGCTCTGCCGTAGATTTGCAGAACCGTTTGAGATGAAAAATGCTCTCAAAGATCCGTAAGTAACAGATTGATGAGAGCAAAAGGTATGCCGCCTGACGTCTAAGATCATGGAAAGAACCCGGCAGACGGCATACATTTATAGAGAACAGCAGTCGCACGGGGGATATGTTACTGCTGAACCTTATCGCGATATTCAGTTGTAATGCCATATTCAGTTGTAGATGATCCCGCAGGATCGTTTCTGTGCTGAAAATCTATCATGGGTATGATGGTTTTCCCGGGGATATGATCACAGGTATATTTTTCTCCACCTGTAACCTGATCTCCGAAGAATCATCTTCTCCATGTTAAGATTTCAGGACGGAGACTCGCAGGATCGCTTCTGTGCTCAGATTTTCTAACCGTGGATAGAGATTTGGGGCAGGAAACGCATCAGAGGTATATCTGTATGCCCTGCATGTGTTCTCCAAATAATCGCTGGAAAATATCAAGCGAAAAATGAGCAGGTTCTACTGCTCTTTATCCCTCAGATTGTCAAGCCTCTCATACAGCGGCTTCACCGGAACCCCGGCAGATACACAGCCAGCTTATTCATCAGGCAGAGATCCGTACTCCGCTGTGAGAACAGGACTGGCGGCTTCCGGTCAGTCGCAGGAGATACATCATTCTTCTGAAGGATGCCGTCAGCGAAGCCCATCTCAATAGCCTTATTGCAGTCCATCCAGGTCTCTGCGGACATCAGTTTGGAGATCTCCATCCTGCTCATTCCTGTTTTGATCTCATACGCCGTAATGATGCTGTCCTTCACAGCCTTCAGCATATCGATGGCTTTTTCCATATCTCCTTCGTTGCCCATCGCCACTGTCATCGGATCATGGATCATGATACAGCTCGTCGGTGCCATCAGGACGGTAGTCCCTGCCATCGCGATCACAGAGGCAGCGGATGCGGCGATACCATCAATCTTGACGGTTACGTCAAATGGATAATCCATCAGCATAGTGTAGATCTGAGATGCTGCAATACAGTCCCCTCCGGGGCTCGACAGCCAGACAGTGACAGGGCCTGTACCTGACATCAGTTCAGAGCGGAACATCTCCGGGGTGACATCATCTTCAAACCAGCTCTCCTCGGCTATCGTCCCGTAGAGGAACAGTTCCCTGGATGTGGGGTCGCCACTCCAGTTCCAAAAGTGGTTTTTATTCTTCATTTGGTCTCCTTCCTGGCTGCATCAGCGGTCTGCTCTGTGACTACATCAGCAGCCTGTTCAGTGCTTTCTTCTACATCGGTTGTATGGGAACTTGATGCATATATCCCGGCATCCTCCAGTTTGATCATCGCTCCCTGGATGAGATGGTAGTCACCGCCCTCTTCCTCGGAAAGAAGGTCCATATTCTCCAGCCTGCGGCAATCATTCACACTGAGGATCCCAGATGATACGCCTATACGGTAGCCTTCCATGCGGCTCTTATAATCGCCACGCAGCAAGCCATCAACATTAAAGCGGATGCTGTATCTGCGCTTCTCATCTGCATTCAGGAGTGCCTTCGTCATGCCCTGCTCCCACCGGATAATCCATGGGTTGAGTGTATACTTTACGAATTCCAGGCTCTGCTCCTCGATATTGGAGAACGTAGCCCTTGATAAATCCTGCAGCATATGCGGCGGGATGCGGAAGATCCGTGCGATCTCCGTCAGCTGATATTGACGGGTTTCCAGAAGCTGGCTGTCCTGGGGGCTCATGCTGATCGGTTTGAAAGTGACTCCTTCTTCAAGGATTGCAACTCTCCCGGCGTTCCCTGTCCCACCATATGCCTTCTCCCAGGAGTCACGGAGCTTGCTGACATCTTTGATCAGCGTAGGTGTCTCCAGCACACCTGCCGGTGTCGCACCGTTGGACAAAAACCGTGAACCATACTCATCAGCGGCGAGGCCCATGCCGACGGCATTACGGCAGGCTGCGATGGGCGACATCCCGACCAGGCCGTCATAGCCTAATCCCGGGATATGAAGTACATCCTCCGGCAGAAGGATCACATCCGTACTCTCCATTGTCGGCGGCTCCCCATTGAGACGCTGATAGCGGTAAAACAACTGACCGCGTTCGTCTCTCTCCACTGACATCTTATTCGGCATGAGGGGATACAGGCCGATCACCTCTCCCCTGCCATTCCGCAGGATCTGGGCATAGCAGTTGCCCCACAGTAATAGGTGCGTGACCATGACCTCCCGGAAAATGAAGGATGTCATCTCCGGGTTCGGCTCATCATGGAGCAAGGCATAGAGCGGATGGTCTTCCGCTTTAATCCGGTCTCCGTTAGGTCCCTTTTCGTAGAGGTGGAGAGGCAGGCTGGCAATGGACTCCGCCAGAATCCTCACACAGGCATACACAGCGGTCATCTGCATCGCCGTGCGTTCGTTAACTGCCTTCCCGGCTGTGCTCTGGCCGAAGAAAAAGCGGTAACCGGAACCGGCGGCTCTGTCCTCGGCCTTTCGTTTAAAAAATGATTGCAAAAGCGACATTTCTTTTTTCCTTTCATGAAAATCTTGCTGTCATAAGGGCATATGGATGATCACAACCCGCCATGGACGGCATAAATCCGCCATGGATGACCTTGACAGCAGTGTTATACTGTAGGCGTACAGACGCCTACAGAGGGGTTGACTTTTCACCATCGAGGGCGAAAAGTAGAGAGTCTTATAGAACTGGAGCAAAAGTGATGATCACAGCACCAGGATCCCCCTGTGCTCATACACGGATTCGGTCTTGCTGTTCTCGTTCCTGATTGCCCTATCGAGAGCCATCACAAGTGCCACCGCCAGATCGATCTTTTCCGTAGCTTTCGCTTTGGACAGCTTGATATTCCCGGCGGCATCGGTCTGTACGACGGCATTGTCCATGCACCACCGGAGCACCGGATGTCCGCCATGGGCGATCTTCCCTTCAAGCGTCAGGCGCATCAGTTCCTTTGTCGGCGGCGACATGGAAGCCATGCCCTGTCCGAAGGGGATAACCGTCATACCCTCATCACTGAGATGCTGTATCAGCATCTGGGAATTCCAGCGGTCATATGCGATCTCACGGATGTCGAATATTTCGCGCAGTTCAAGGATCTTTTCTTCGATGGCTTCATAATCGACAACGGAACCTTCGGTTGAAAAGATATATCCCTGCTTCTGCCAGAGATCATAGTTGACGTGGTCTTTCCGGCTCCGCTGCACTATCGTCTCCTCCGGGATCCAGGCGAAGGGAAGGATCTGGTATGGCTCGTCAGATGCTAATGGCGGGAACACCAGAACCAGTGCGGTCAAGTCCTGGGTAGAACTTAGATCCAATCCTGCATAACATTGACGGCCACGGAGGAAATCGATATCCACAGGAGCTTTACATTTATCCCACCGATCCATCGGCATCCATCTGACGACCTGTTTCGTCCAGATGTTCAGACGGAGCGTCTTGAACACATTCTCTTCTGACGGGTTCTGCATAGCGGATTCACAGGCTTCGCGGATTGCTGACTCCGGGAATGTCACGCCCATGGATGGGTTGGCTTTTCGCCAGGTCTCAGGTTTTGTCCAGTCATCATCGGGATCGACGGCGTAGACAACGGGATAGATCGTAGGATCAGTCTTGCGGTCATGTAGCAAATCCTGTGCTTTCTGGAACAGCTCATAGCCGATGGAATGGATGTTGTCACCTGCTGTGCTGATAATGAACTGAAGCGGCTGCTTACGTGCATCACCGGAACCCTTGGTCAGGACATTGTAGAGGTCCGGGTTCTTCTGGACATGGATTTCATCCACGATCACTCCATGGGCAGATACACCGTGGGCACGGTCTGCATCGGAGCTGAGTACCTGGTAGAAAGAATTCGTCGGCAGATAGATGATGCGCTTCCTGCTGTCCAGTATCTTGCACCGCTTCATGAGTGCCGGGGACAGGCGGATCATATCGGCTGCAACCGAATACACGAGCCCGGCCATCTGGCGATCAGCCGCAGCCCCGTATATCTCAGCCCTTTGCTCGTGATCGGCACAGAGGAGATACAGGGCAATCGCGGCGGCGAGTTCACTATTATGCGTCGGAATCATTGACGGTCCCGCAAGATACAGATGGCTCGGACTGTCCACCTGGATACACTGCATCTTTACCGGGTGATCAACCGGCTCTATGGATTTCAGATAGTGGTAGTTCGATCTGCTATCCTTTGTCCGCACCCTGCTTCTGACCGCCTTACGGATCAGCCTTGCTGTAGGTTGGTCGGTAAATGTGGTAAACCGGATCACATACAGGATTTCTCCTGTCGGCCATCCGTTCCGTGTGGACGGCTCTGCCTTCACTGCATTTTTGATACCCAGTGACCAGAGCAGCTCCCGGACGGATTCTGCCAACGGTCGGATCGTTGTGGTGTATGTGCTCTGTCCTTTGGCTTTGCTGATATGGCCGTCTGAGTCCATAAGACCCTGAAGCAGCGCCCACCGCTGTGGCTCTGAAGCCCTCAGATACTCAGGACGGATCACTTTATCCCTGAAGCTCTTTACCAGTATTGGTTTCAGTTCACGATAATAAAGGCACGAGCTGCCATCACATTTCTGTGGAAAGATATTGTACGGCTCATAGGGGATAAAGGATTTCACATCCTCAACATCAGATGTCCTGACAGTGATTCTTGCTTCATGCGCTGTGCCATTCCCCAGCCAATAGCCGTACAGATAAGGATCACAGGGGAGGCCAGCCTCCTCTGTCTGTAATGGCTTTGTAAGCGGAATACGGATCGCTGAACGTCCGTCCCCGATGCGGCACTGCTTCTCATAGATTTCCTTTGTAGTCAACGTTTCTTTTGGGATGTTATATTTGGTAATATCATCGACATCCCAGAGATGTCTTTCACCTGCGACGATGGATGAACCATCGCGGAAAGTCAGCTTATATGCCTGCTCTTTGTCATCAACTTGGCTCTTGGCAATCACATGACAGGGCTGTCCTTTTTCATCGAAGACGATATCTCCGACCTTCAGATCGCCCATGGATGTGAAGCCGGATGGGGTCGGGATCGGAGTATCAAGGGCTAATTGCTTCCCGTTCTTTTTCCCGAGAAAAGTGATACATTGCTTGAACTGCCGTGTTCCATCTCCCTTGACCACACCGAACAGATCCCGGGTTATGGTCTCTTGCCACGGCAACAACATAAACGGCTGATTGTAGTACGAACCCTTCGTATGCCGCAGGCTTTCGATAAACGCCACAGCCCGGTCAGCTTTCTCCTTGTCATAATGCGACGTCGGCAGCATAAACCGCGTCGGCTTATACACATATTTCTCCATAGCGGATCACGCTCCTTTTTTGAGGTTCAGCAAAATTTTGCTGGTTCTAAACCTGAAATCTTGGGTTACTTTTCTGGCACTTGTTCCAGGCTATAGCATTTATTTGCTACAACCTCAGATAACATACATTAGCTGCATCACAAGCATCGGATTATAGGGGGAATTGCGATGATCACATCCCCAACAGTTTCTCCATGATATCGTCCTGGGGATTTCCTGTGACCGGCTCCCGGCAGTTCTCGGATACGATTGCGAATATCTGCTGGAAAAGCACATTCGCCTGTTTCAGATAGCCTTGTGCCATCGTCACGATTGGACTTGTGATCGGCGCTCCGGTTGTCGGATGTTTACTGACAAAGCCGAATTCGCTGTTCACTCTTTCAAGCTGAATCCATCGAGCCATTGCCATCGCATACTGCTCCAGGAGATGTGGTGATACCAGATGCGCACAGCCACGCTTGCGCAGCCAATCGACCATCTGCTCAAAGATCTCTTTGCCATAGAGATCACCGGTACGCTGATCTTCAGACAGGAATTTCTTGATATCTTCGATCTCTGCGCCATCAAAGGGATCGTCCTCCGGCATCAGCAGGGCAACGGCGTTCTGCCCGTCCTGAAGTTTTTCAGCCAGGGGCTTCGGTTTTCTCCCCGCGCCGGGTCTGGCTCCGCCACGGTTTGTTCCATCTTTCGCGGCCATAACAGCCTCCTTCCTGCCGTCGAGATAGGCGGCACTCTCATAATCACAGTTGGGGCAGTGCTTGCCGTCCTTAGACTGTGATACGCGTTTGATTTCTTTGATTTCGTTTGATTTCCAGAGTGATTTTTCAAACAAAACAGAGCAGCCGGGAAGATGCTCAAAACATACCCGAAATGCCCTGTTTATAAGGCATCGCGTCAAAATCTACAGGTCCGGGAGATAGCCTGAACACAGCCCTATTCCCCTGTTTGAATCCGGATTTTCACACACGGCAGGGGGCGGCGGTCTGCGTGGCTAAAGGGTTTTCAGGATATTTGGCCACCCCGGGGGAGAAATCAAAGGAAATCAAACAGTTTTCAAACGACGGATTGATTTTTCAAACAGAAATCAAAACTCTTTTTCAAACGGAAATCAGTGAATCTTCATCTTCACACCGCAGTTCGGACAATACGCATAGCCCGGAGTATGTCCTCATCTGTCCAGCAGCCGTCCCCATCCGGTTCCCCTCCGCAGTCACTGCACTGCCAGCTGCCATGCTCGTACTCCCATTCGGCCTGATGGTAATCCATCGGGTCGCCCAGCATCGGCAGCCCCTGCCTTCCGTCGGCCTGTGTCATAAACATCGGTGATGTCTTCTTCACATAGAACGTCCAGTTCAGGGTATCCGGTTCGGATGGGTAGAAGCCGCACAGAAGCATCAACTCCTTAAATGTGTTGTTAGTCATATAGACATTGGTACGATCCTGCAGGATATGCTTCATGCCGTAGCTGGTGTGATTGTGGAGAACCTTCCCGGCTGGTACCAGATTATACCGCAGCCACTCCACGCATTTTTCCTGCTCCTCCGGATCAAGGTCTGTGAAATGCTCCCTGTCGTTCCCGGTCTCAACAATATAGTCACCGCCAATATTTCCGGTGTTGCGGCGGACGGTGAACTCCATACCTTCCTTGTCCAGCGCGTCAAAAAATCTGTTATACATATGCTTCTCCTTCCCCGGCCCTTCTGTCGGCCGGTGACTTGTCCTGCTTCTGGTGCATCCCGCAGTACCTGTTTCCCGGAGGCACCCAGGTTGTCCGCCTTGCCTTCTGCGCCAGCATCCATCTGCGCTCGGCAATCTTCCATTCCCGGATAAGAATGTCGATCTCCTGATCGGCAGCATGGTCGGCGGCGTACCAGTCGCCGCTACGGAACAGGCCATCAATGACCTTCATGGCCTTCACATGGATATCCTTTGCCCATCTGGCCTGGTGTCCGAATACTGCGGAGACATGCTTCCAGTCAGCCATGCAGATTTAATGCGCCGTCATGACCAGGCGCTGCTTCTCGTCCTTCAGCATACATATCAGCCGCCCGACAGCAGTACGCAGCCGCAGGCACTCCATCGCGGAGATGTCCAGCAGCCATTTGACACCGGGAAGCTCTCCGCCATGGGCCTCCTTCACCATTAGGGCTCTCTCCGGATTCCGGAGAACCGCAGTCTCCATGTACTCCTCTGGAGCGGCTAAGTAGTCATACCGATCGCGGATGAAAGCGTAATTCCGCATGGCATCCTTGTACTGGTACATGAACCGTTCCGCATCCTTATATGCGATTTTCTTTGTCCCCACAACTTCGTCAATGACATCGTGAATCCGGTTATAATCAAGCGGACTGCCATCCGGCAGAGGCTTGTACATCATATGGCTCGTTTTCAGAGCTCTTCTGTCCATTATCTTTCCTCCCTCTATATATAGGCATAATACTTCACATTTCTTGTGCTGTTTGAATGTCTACTTCGAGGCATAGTCATACTACTACGATTTGTCTACGGGGTACCCCTGCTACAGAGCGCCGGTTCCGCCTTCACACGGGTCTAAGCCCCCGAATCCTAACCACTTTAACCACTTTGGTTTTGGAGTGGTTTGAACATTCACAGTCCTGAAGCCCTTGATTTTACTGGGTTTTCAGACTATATATAACCACTTAACCACTATAACCACTAAAATATATATACGTATGTGATCGTTTTATTTTTGAACCAAATCACGCTTGCGCGTGAAGCCTTTCTTGTTTCTTTTATCCGCCGTTGCATCGGCGGTCTTTTTCTTTTACGATAGCTTCATCCTAAAAAGAAAGAATCCCTACGGATGATAGCTTTGTTTGGCGACTCAGTTCATCATACCGTAGGGATCCCCCACGGTTATGAGTCTATCTTATTTCGCTTCATTTCTCAAGTGCTGTCGGGCCCCTCCCGTAAAGTTTTCTGTAACTGCTGACAGATCTCTTTACAGGAGGACCTTCACTATGCTTGAAGCCAACATCGCTCTTATTGAAAAACACAGGGATATCCTTTCGTTCCGCGACCTTGCTCCCGGGACAGTTGCCTCTTACGTTTCCTATCTGAAAACTTATATCGAGTGGGTCGAAGACCAGCTCCCCGGACGCACACTTTCTTCCGTCTCCTGGGAAGAGGTCCGGTCCTATATCCGCTACCTTAAGGATGTCCGGAAACTGAATCCCCGTACCGTCAACGTCCATATCGCCCAGCTGAGGGATTTCTTTCACTACGTGCTGCACAGGGACTGGGATAAACGCGAAGTCCCTTTCCTACACTTTGACCAGTTCCTTCCGGCTGTCCCGACAAGGGAACAGGTCAATGCCATCATCGATTCCATCACAAATATCAAGCACAAAGCTGAGATCGCTCTTTTGTATTCCTCCGGCATCCGGGTCAGTGAACTCTGCCGTCTGCATTGCCGGGATATATGGCACTCCAGGAACTGCATCTATATCTCCCGCAGCAAGAACCGTTCGGATCGTTATGCTGTCCTCTCAGACAGAGCGTATGACCTGCTTGTCTCTTACATCCGGAGCGCTTATCACGGCGCGGGCCCGGACGACTGGCTCTTCCCCGGGCAGAAGGACGGCTCCCATATCTGCGAACAGTCCGTTTACAACACCTTTATCCGTTACCTTGAAAAGAACGGGTTCGGTGATCTTGGATTCAACCTGCACTCCCTGCGCCACGCTTTCGGCCTCCACCTGTATGAATCCGGTGCGGATCTGATCTCCATCAAGGAAGCCATGGGACATAAGTCTCTTTCTTCCACGGAAGTCTATCTGGCTCTTGGCATCGGCAGCGGAAGGAGCGTGAAAAGCCCTTATGACTTCGAATGATTATCCTGTCCGTGAAGCCTTCCGCCGCTTTTATCCGGAATATCTGACGTTCCATCCTTCCCTTACAGAAGAAAAGCGGAAAACAGCCGAAGCCATCATGCGCTGCAAGACAGGTGAACTTGGATTTGACGTCAGCTATTGCGAAGACTGCGGCTTCCCGCTGATCCACGCCGTTTCCTGCAACAACCGCTCCTGTCCCTGCTGTCAGGCGCCTCTGGAAAAGAAGTGGGAGCTTGAAAGGAACACAGAACTCATTGAAGGGATCTCCTACTATCATGTCGTTTTCACGATACCTCATGAGCTGAATACTCTGGTCAAAGCCAACCGGAAGGCCCTACTGGGCCTGCAGTTCAGATGCGTACAGGAAACGCTGCTTTCGCTTTGTGCGGACAAAAAGTTCCTTGGCGCCAGGCCGGGGATCGTTTCTGTCCTCCATACCTGGGGCCAGAAGCTTTCTTTCCATCCGCATATCCACGTCTGTATCTCCGGCGGCGGGATCACGCCGGCCGGACAGTTCGTGGAGGCAAAGCATAAAGGCTTCTTCCTGCCTGTGGCCGCCATCGCCTCTCTTTTCCGTGGAAAATACCTGGCCCGTCTGAAAGAGCTGTATGAGGCGGGCGTACTCGATCTTTCTCATACACAGGAACTTTCAGATGCTTCCCGGTGGAAAGCTTTCATCGACTGCCTGTATGGAAAACGCTGGCTTCCATTCATTAAAGAGACCTTCAACGGCAGGGGCAACGCGATCCGCTACCTGGCACGGTATTCCTTCAGGACAGCGATCGCCAACAGCCGCATCACAGCTGTTACGGATACCCATGTCACTTTCCGTTATAAGGACTATGCCGACGGTTCAAAAGAAAAACTTCTTACCGTAAAGGGGACCGATTTCATCGGCATGTTCCTTCAGCATGTGCTGCCGAAGGGCTTTAACCGGATCCGTTTCTCCGGGTATCTGACGAACTGCCGCAAGACAGAGAACCTTAAACTTATCCACCGCCTACGGAATACGGTATACGTTGGAAATCCCTACAGGGAAATGAAGGCGGCGGAACTACTTGTTGCGCTGTACGGGAAAGATATCTGTTCCTGCCCGGAATGTTCGGGACGTATGATCCGGCTGCCGCGTGGGATGCCGCTCAGCATGCTGCCATCGCATTTCCAGGAACAGCTTAGCGCGATGTGCTGAATATATCCTTTTTGAGGCCGCCCGGCAGGACGGCCTGAAAGCCATGCAAAGAGATTTCAAATATCCTGTGTTTTCAATTTTCAAGGTACCGTGATCCGCTGATCTCAGCGGGAATCGAACAGGTCAAAACTGCATAGCGCGGCGCGTGACTTGGTTCAAAAGAAAAGTACCAAATGCGGGGTGGCCACGGAAAGCTGCCCCTATTTTTCAGCCCCGCACTTGGAACTTTTCTAATTTATTTCTCACCCTGGAACACAAATTTCAAAACCCGGATATTTAAAAC